ATTTTAGAAAAATAACTCAAGACAGAACAGACGCGGTAGATCGAGATCTTATGAAGGAGCAACACCCGGACATGCCTATCAATATTGATAGACAGTCTAGAGTTACCTTTGGTGGTGGTCGTAAAAAATAATTTTTTTGCATTACCTACCGAGATAGCTTGGATAATATAAACAACTAAACGTAAGGAAATACTATGTCAAATCAACTAGAAAAGTTTGGTCTTAGACCATACAGAAAACTAGACGGTACGCCATTAGTAGGAGCCCAAAACAGATACACAATTAAGCCAGGATATGGCACTGCGATTTATCAAGGAGACATGGTTGTACCAGTTTCTACAGGTAATATCGAAAGACATACTGCTGGTAATGCTGCTGCTGTTGTGGGCGTTTTTAACGGAGTGTTTTATAACGATCCAACTACTCAAAAGCCAACTTATAAGAACTACTACCCTGGTGGAATTACACCAACTCAAGGCGATATTACTGCCTTTATTGTTGATGACCCAGATGCAGTTTTCTTATCAGATGCAGACGCGGCTTTTACGAGAGCGGATTTGTTTAAGAACTATTCTGTTACAAACACTACAGGTGTAACACAAACAGGAATATCAAAAGTACAATTGGACGTAAGTGCATCAGGAATTGCATCTACATTCGCTGTACAAGCAATTGACATTTCGCAGGACCCTGATAACTCAGATACTTCTGTGTCAAACGCTAACATTCTTGTTAGAATCAACAATCACTTCTTTAGAAGTGGCACAGGTATAGCATAAGGAGATAAAACATGGCAATATCACGAGCACAACTAGTTAAAGAACTAGAGCCAGGTTTGAATGCTTTATTCGGCCTGGAATATAGTCGTTACGAAAATCAGCATGCTGAAATTTTTGCGACTGAAACATCAGACAGAGCTTTCGAAGAGGAAGTAATGTTAAGCGGTTTCGCTTCTGCACCAACTAAACAAGAAGGTGCTGGAGTAGTGTTTGATCAAGCGGGTGAAACTTTCACTTCAAGATACAACCACGAAACAATCGCATTAGCATTTGCTATCACTGAAGAAGCGATCGAAGATAACCTATACGATAGACTTGCGGGAAGATACACAAGAGCCCTTGCAAGATCTATGGCAAACACGAAGCAAGTTAAAGCTGCGAACATTTTGAACAATGCGCAAGTTACTACTGCAACTGGTGGAGACGGTGAATCCCTAATCGGAAACGCTCACCCATTAGCAACAGGTGGTACTTTCTCAAACGTTCTTGCTGTTGCTGCAGATCTTAATGAAACTTCACTAGAACAGTCATTAATTGACATTTCTGGGTTTGTTGATGAAAGAGGCTTAAAAATTGCTTCTACTGGTAGAAAAATGATAATTCCAAAAGAATTACAATTTACTGCTGAGAGAATCATGAAGTCGCCAATGAGAGTTGGAACTGCCGATAACGACATCAATGCAATTAACAACATGGGAATGGTTCCTGAAGGTTACAGAGTGAATAACTTTTTAACTGACACAGATTCATTCTTCTTGTTGACTGATGTGCCTAACGGACTTAAATATTTCGTTAGATCACCCATCAAAACTGCAATGGAAGGTGATTTCGATACTGGTAACATGAGATTTAAAGCTAGAGAAAGATACAGCTTTGGTTGGTCAGACCCAAGATGTATATTTGGTAACGGAAACTTACCAACTAGTTAATAAATACATTCAGTATTTACTTAAAAGGGGCGGTGTTCACATCGCCCCTTTTTTTATGTATAATATAAAGACCTAGAAATTAAATTAATTTTGTAGACTGGCTAGGCAGACGGTATAGAGACTACAAAATTTAACCGCTATACAAGGAGAAACTATTATGGCAAATACTACATTCTCAGGACCAGTCCGATCGGAAAATGGTTTTGAATCAGTAACTAAAAACGCAAATACAGGTGCAATCACAGTAGGAGCTACTTACGGATCAACTATCACTGGTGGTGTTCAATCACTATCAGGAGCAGGTGCTATAGACCTTACAAATTTAGTAACAGAGCTTACTACAGGAGCGGGAGCTGCTGCAGTAACTTTAGCTGATGGAACTACTTCAGGTCAAATTAAAATCATTTATATGGTTGTTGACGGTGGTGGAACTGCAACTGTTACTCCAACTACTTTTGCTAGTGGAACTACATTAGCTTTTGATGCAGTAGCTGAAGCGGCTACTTTAGTTTGGAACAGCACTATCGGTTGGGTTTTAACTGCCGACAGAGGTGTAACAATAGCTTAATAATAAACTAGTGGCTCCTTCGGGAGCCACAAATTAAAGGAGACAATTATGTCAGGTGGAGGAAGTTTTAGTTCAGACCAACGAGTTCTTAATATGACTACGGTTGGTGCAGATACATTAGCAAAAGCTGGAAGAATGAGAATCACTTCTATTCAAGGTGAAGGTATTGCAAGTTCAACAATTATTTTTTACGATTCAGATGATGCATCATCACCTGGAACTGCAGTTGCTACATACAATTTCAATACAGAAGGTTTAGAAGTTTATGTACCAGGTTCCGGTATTCTTTTTAAGAATGGACTTGTTTATAATCTTGCAGGTACTGGTGGAAGTATAACTATTACATACACAGGCTAAAGTGAATAAAGCAGGTTTAAAAGTTTTAGGTTTTAGTAGAGGCGGAGATAATATGCCTGCTAGAAACAAAAAGAATTTTAGATCTACTAAAAGTGGTGCAGGTATGACTGCTGCAGGTGTTGCAGCATACAGAAGAAAAAACCCTGGAAGTAAATTAAGCACTGCTGTTACAGAAGATAATCCAGGAAAAAAAAGATCAGCTAGGAGAAAATCGTATTGTGCAAGATCAGCAGGACAAATGAAAAAATTTCCTAAAGCTGCAAAAGATCCAAATTCAAGATTAAGGCAGGCTAGAAGACGTTGGAAATGCTAGTTCATGGCCTACTTGAATGCTGACATACCACCTATATACTGCAAAATAAGAAAGGAATATTTATATGATCTTAAAAAACATCAAGGAGAGTCTGTTGACTGTTGTATCTTTAGTGTGGTCTCTATTACAGATCGCGCACTCTTATTTAACATTATGCTACCAAACGGTGCGTGTTTTTGGAGACTGCCTATATCAGCGTTTTTTCAAGAAAAATTCGATAGAGCCGAAGTGCCTGATATGCCAATCGACCAACTTCAATTGTGGAATTGTTTTAGTTATTATCCTAGTGTTCATTGCTTTAGTTTCCTAAGAGGTAAACGAGGTAAATATTATGGAAAAGATAAAAAAAATTATCCATTCGAATATTTATTTACAATTGATTGGGGTCATCCAGAAAGTAATATCTTGGATACAGAACATTCTGAAATTCCTGCTGAACATAAGTGCGCACATATATTGGCTCTTGATGACGGTAATTATGCAGCTCAGCCTAATAATCGTATTTTGTGGGATGCTCCTAACTACACTGTTGGTGACGGGGTTCCAGACTATTCGGTGCAAACTACAAAATGGAATGTTGAAAATAAAGATTGGCTTACAGAAGATAGTAACAAAATGTTTTATGAAATAGATAAAAATGATTGATAAATTTATATATAATTTTTTTGGACTACTAGACAAAGCAGCAGGATGGATTGATAATATATTATTTAATAAAAAGAAGAAAAAGAAATGAAAAAAAGTTGTAAACAATGTAAAAAAGAATTTGAACAAAAAGATGAACTAGATCTTTTCTGTAGCCAAGATTGTAAAGAAGAAGCACTAGCGGCACTAGATTCAGATTCAGATGAGTGTTTATCATGTCAGTAATAGAGGTGGACAGGATGAACTATTATTTTACAGGTGCATTGATTATAGCTTTTGTATTGATAGCTCTTTTCTTACAGCCAGGATACATACCTAGATGAACAATAAACCATTAAACATCGGAGAAGAGGTTGCTGTACAAATGCCAATGAAAACAGTTGCTAGTTTAATAGGTTTAGTTGCAATTGGCACCTGGGCCTATTTTGGTTTAATTGAAACTCAAAACTCTCATCACACAAGATTACAATTAATGGAAGCTGATCTTGAAAAGAATACAGAGTTTAGAATTAAATGGCCAAGAGGATTAATGGGTTCACTTCCCGCTGATTCTGAGCAGTTCATGCTTATCGAAGATCTGTATAAACAAGTAGAAAAAATGCAACAGACTCAAGAAATGAACATGACAAACAAAGTTAATATAGAATTTTTAATGAAGCAAATGGACAAAGCATTAAAAGATATTGAAAAATTAAAAGATAAACAAAGGGAGTTTGCAAATGGAAACGGTAATTACTAGTGTCGTTGCTCTTTGTATGTTTATAGCAGGCGAATTAAAAGAGCATAGAATACAACAATCCATGAGTGATTGTTTAAAAGGGAAAAGACTTGCAGAACGTGATCAAAATGTTAATGTTCAGTATATGTGTGGGAAAGTAAAGGCAGAACTTGAATCAAATATAGATGGATCAAAATATATTAAAAAAATTATCACAGAAAAATAAAATTTAATTTTATGAAACTATTGGGTTTAAGACTGTGTGAGCACGACAGTAATATATCCTATTTTGATGGTGACTCCGTTCATTATTTAAAAACAGAAAGATTATATAACGAAAAACATCACGCTTATAATAATTTATGGCAATGGAAAAGTGACCTTAAAATTTTAAATACTAATATTGAGGATATTGATGAAATAGCCATAGTTATAGATCCTTGGGTACATAAACTTCCTTCAATTAATGAGGAATTTTTCCCAGCCATAGACTACAATATATTTTCAGATAAATCTAAGGTTTTTAGAGTAAATCATCATCTAGCACACGCTTTGAGCTGTTGGCCTCTTTATGATGAGAGACCTAAATATGAAATAATAATTGACGGGTTTGGAGATGAGAATAACGCTTGGACAGTTATAAAAGAAAATAAAATATTTAAAAGAGGTTATTATAATCTTAATGGTTCTTTAGGTTCTTGTATGGGAGGTGCAGCAAAATTTTGTAATATACAAGCTTTTCATGAACAAGATTTAGCAGGAAAATTAATGGGTTTACAATCATATGGGAAAATAGATTATAATTTTCGTAATAAATTAAACTTTGATATGATGACCATTAATCATTTATTTAATTTTGAAAATTACATTAATCATAAAGGTGATAAAACATTAGCTATATTAACTCCTTTAGATTGGATAAAAACAGTTCATGATAAAGTGTCGGATATTTTAATAGAATTTTTTGAAGAGGTTACAATGAAAAATTATAATGCACACATATCTTATTCTGGGGGTGTTGCACAAAATGTTATATGGAACACTTCTATAAAAAACAAATTTAATAATTTAATAATTCCTCCACACTGTGGTGATGAAGGTTTATCTTTAGGTGCTTTAGAATTTTTAAGAACAAAAAACAAATTACCAAAATTTAAATTAGATAATTTTCCATTTTGTCAAAGCGATGAGGGCCCAGAAAAAAATGCCGATGAAATCACAATTAAAAAGACTGCTCAATATTTAAAGGAAGGAAAAACAGTTGCCTGGTATCAAGGAAATGGTGAGATAGGTCCAAGGGCTTTAGGTAATAGATCTTTACTATTTAATCCAATTTTTCCTAATGGTAGAAACATAATTAACAAAATAAAAAATAGAGAAAACTACAGGCCTTTTGGAGCTTCTATTTTAAAGGAATATCTAAGTTTATATATTAATGGACCAAAAGATAATAAACACATGTTGTTTGTGGGAAATTTAATACATAAAAATTTAGATTCTATTAAACATGTTGATGGAACTTGTAGATACCAAGTGGTTGATAAAACAAATTTAATATTTTACAATTTAATAGAAGAATTTAATAAACTAACAGATTGTCCAATTTTATTAAATACAAGTTTAAATATTAATGGAAAGCCTATAATGTCAAAACTAGAAGATGCATTAAGTTATTTTAACCAATCAGATATTGATATCTTAGTGCTAGGAAATAAAATATATACAAAATAATGAAAAATATATTTTCAGTAGGAATAGAAATATACAAAATAGAAAATATAGATAATAAAAAATTAGTTGATTATGCAAAAAAACACTCAATTAAAAATGGTTTAAAAGATACTGAAAGTATTCTCAGTAACAACATATTTTACAATTTAAATAATATAGTTGAGTTAAAAATGAAAGAATTTTTTTATAAAATATTTAATACAAAATATGATATTAGTTTAGCACGAGCATGGGCAAATTATAATTTAGATGAATTCAACACAGTACCACATATACATAAAGAATTTTTTTTAAGTGCTGTATATTACCCCTTAGCTATAGATGGCAACCTTACATTTATGAACCCAATGCCTTCTTTGACAGCTCATCAAGGTAATGATATGGTAGATAATTTTAACGAATATAATAGTGACTATTATGATTTTCCAGCTAGAACCGGCAACTTAGTAATTTTTAATTCTATGTTAAATCACTTTATCAATAAAACAAAACAAGAAAGAGTTTCTATCGCATATGATGCAAATTTAATAAAATTATAAAAAATGAATTTATCTCGTAACTTTTCTCTTCAGGAGCTTATTAAATCGGACACAGCTGTTCGTAAGGGAATCAACAACAATCCAAATGCAGGTCAAATAGAAAAACTTAAAGACTTGTGTGAAAATATTTTACAACCCGTCCGGGACCATTTCGGTAGAGTTAAAATTACATCAGGGTTCCGTTCAGAAGACCTTTGCGTTGCCATAGGTTCGAGTCGGAACAGCCAGCATGCAAAAGCTGAGGCAGCCGATTTCGAATGTGTTGGAGTCGACAATGCTGAAGTCGCTGATTGGATTAAACAGAACCTTGAGACAGATCAACTGATCCTCGAGTTCTACACGCCTGGAGAACCTAACTCGGGGTGGATACATTGTAGTTGGATTCCTGAAGGAAGACGTGAACAATTTATGCACGCATTTAAGTCGGAGGGAAAGACAAAATACAAACCAATAATAGGAAAAGCAAAAGACCTGGTTTAGATGATAAAAATATTTGATAATAAAATTTCAAAGGAAGATCAAAATACTATTTATACTTTTTGTAAAAATAAAGAATATTTTAGAGGTGAAAATGATAGACCAAATCTACCACCAACAGGTTTAGTCTCAGCATTAGATGATGAAAGTGTAATTAACACATTATTAGCTGTTACGGGAAATAAAAATAAAAAATTATTTAGATCTTACATTAATTTTTTTGCTCCTTATGAAAATCCTTTCTATCACACAGATAATGAAAAAGTGGGTTATGAAACATTACTTTATTATGTAAATACAGAAAATATTAATGTAGATGAAGGAGGGGAAACTTTTTTTATCGAAAAAGAAAATAGAATTGGTATTCCATACGTAGCAGGAAGAATTATTATATTTGATGCTAATATTTTACACAAAGCTTCTTCATTTAGAAATTTAGATAGATTTACAATAGCTCTAAAATGGAAAAATGATTGAAGTTAAAAAAAATTTTTTAAATAACCAACTTTTTAACGAAATTAAAAATTTAATTGATTCTAATAAAATTCCATGGTTTTACCAAAATAGTATGACTAATCAAGGTGATGGACAAGAGAAGTTTTATTTCGGTCATATTATTTATGGTGAATCTAAACCTAACTCAGATTTATATTGTTATTTTGAAGAAATAATTAAATTATTAAATGTTAAATCTTTAATAAAAATAAGGGCAAGTTTGAGTGTAAATACAAATGAAAGATATTACTCTTATTGGCATACAGATCAAGACTTTAAATGTAAAACTTCATTACTATACTTAAATACTAACAACGGGTTTACTGAAATTTTTGATGATGAAAACAAAATTCACAAAATTTCTTGTGAAGAAAATAAAATGATTATTTTTGATTCTTACCATAAACACAGATTAGTTTCTCAAACAGATACCCCAAAAAGACTCACAATCAACTTTAATTATTTTTAATGAATTTAATTATTTTTCCAAGTTGGTTGAGCCATGGTTCCCATGAGGATACTAATATGTCCTTAGAAAGAGTTGCATTAAGCTTCAATACGTAGTATTTTAATTATATGGCAATAGGACGAGGACAAATATCTGCACAAATAGATGGTAAGTTAAGAGGTGCTAGAGGTGAAAAAAAGAAAAAACTACAAGTTAAAAAGAAACCCAACAGCAAAAAGTCTAAGGTCTTCAAAGTTTAGTCAAAAAGTGATACAATCTAAGAAATTGTATAACCGTAAAAAGGACTTAAATGGCAACTTCAGGAACTACGAGCTTTAACCTTAATATAGATGAAGTAATTGACGAAGGTTACGAAAGATGTGGTCTTAGCACTACTTCTGGTTATGAAATGCGTTCTGCTAGAAGAAGTTTAGATTTATTATTTGCTGAATGGGGTAACAGAGGTATTCACCTTTGGAAAACAGAATTAAACGAAATACCTTTAGTGTCTGGTCAAGCTGAGTATGCAGTTGATTCAGATGTTAACGATGTATTAGAAGCTTATGTATCTTCAAGTGCAGCAGCATCAGATGGAGTAAACACACAAGATGTTTCTTTGACCAAAATCGATAGATCAGCTTATGCCGCATTACCTAATAAGTTAGCATTAGGTCAACCGTCACAATATTATGTAGATAGACAAACTACACCAAATATATATTTGTATCAGGCACCTGATTTAAATACATACAACACATTAAAATTTTATGTGATTAAAAGAATTGAAGATGCTGGTGCATACACAAATGATGCAGATGTTGCATACAGATTTTTGCCATGCATGTGCGCAGGGTTAGCTTACTACTTAGCTATGAAAAAAGCTCCACAGCTCGTACAACAAAATAAATTAATCTATGAGGATGAATTGAAAAGAGCGTTAGATGAAGATGGTCAAAGAACATCTACATATATAACTCCACAATCTTTTTATCCTAACGGAGTATAATTATGCCAAAATGGGCTACAGGAAAAAGATCACAATCAATATCGGATAGATCAGGAATGGCTTTTCCATATACTGAGATGGT